AGCGTATCCGCAGCACTTACGCGAGTGTTTACAACGCAAACACCCGCCGTCAGGGTTGGCTTGGTCAGTTCACCGAGATAATCACCGGGCCGAAGGCCGGGGATTGTCACGGTCTGTTCAACAGTTGTGGCCGCTGCAACCGCAGCCGGGTTATAGGTAAAGTTGATGACCGCCCAGCGGTCTTCATTAAGCATAACGCCCATAAACAATCTCCTTAAACAGGCAAGGCAATGAGGCCGGGCCAAAACCCAGCCCCAGGCCGATTAGTTGTTGTGAAGGCGCACAGCCAGTTGAGGCCGGATTGCTTTGTAGCCGTAAAGAATATCAAGGCGACAGGGCAGGGTGTCGTCATTGATATTATAGGCCCGAACAAGCCTGATCGACAGGTTGTCGATCACTTCACGGTAAGCAAAGTCAACACCCTTTGGCAGGATAAGATCGGCGCTCACAAAGGCGAAGGCGTCTTTTTGGTAAACCAAAGACGTGCCAACGCCTGTTGAGGCCGTGCCCGCCCATGTGATTGCCGCCGTCGCAGAAGTGGTTGGAATGACGCAGTTCTGACGCGCACCACCCAGCACGATGGCCGGAGAGATTTGGAGCGAGCCTGCGCCGCCCGCATAGGCAGCGGTAACGACAAACTGCTGCAAAATGCCCGTGTTGGCCTTGCTTTCGGGGTGGACCTTAAACACGTTGGCAATTGTGAACACATCGCCAATATTGGCCGCGCCAGTGCCCGTCGCCACGGTAATGCTTTGATAGGCCGTGCCATTCGTCGCCAAGACGCCAACTAGGGTGCTGGTTGTATAGGCAGTATTGGCAGCGCCCCGCGTATGGTTGGCCCACAGCGAGCTTTCCATAAAGTCCATACCGGCAGTGTTGCCCATATAGCCCTCGGTGTACTGCTTAGAGATCGAAGCCTGAGCATTAAACAGGCCTTTGGTGTTGTCGATCAAATCGACATTGTCTTGGGTGTTTAGGTTAGCGGTTCGGTTGTTAAGCGGGGCCAAGGAGTCCTGCAAAATTTTCCGGCTGGCCAGAATTCGGCCAAGCGTGATTGCGGAACCGTTGTTCCAGGTGCTTTGATAAACATCCCTATACATGCTCATCGCGTCGGCTTCTATATTGGCCGCTAGAACCGACATGGCGGGCTCAATGATACGGCTGCTAAAGTCGTCCAGGGACAAGGTCAGCTCCGCCGACGTGAAATTCAGGTCAACGCCCTTTTGGGTCGCAACCGTCAGATCAACGCTTTGTTCTGTGGTGTCCTGAGTGGCCAGCGTGGCACCGGTTCGCACGGTGTATTGGTTTGGCAAACGGATCTTAAGCGTCGAGCCGATTTTGCCGCTGTCCTTTGCATAGGAGTCATCATAGGACCGATTAATCGAGCCGATGAAGGTAGCTTTTTGGTGCAGAATTCGCGCGGCTTCCCGCGTGATCATCTGAGGGGTTAGAATTGTATTAGGCATTGGATTGCGTCCTTCTTGCGGTCATCGCCGCATGGGATCGGGCGTCGTCTCGACGCTCGGTCTTGTGATGGGTTAACGCCTTGCCGCTTTTGCGACTTGCGCATTTCGACGCCTCAACCACTCATCAGCAGGCAGACTGTCGTCTAGCCCGGGTTTGTAACCGCTGGTCTTGCCGCCGACCGACCGCGCAGGCTGGACGGATGCAAGCTTTTCGGCTTGAGCGGATTTGGCTTGTTTGGATTTCAGCGCGGCAAGCTCGGTTTCAGCCTTATGGAGCCGGGCCAAAACCTTGAAGGTCCTGGTATCGGGTGTTCCATCGGCATATGCTAAGCTGTCTCGCAAATCTTGGCGCGTTACACCGAATTCATTTTCGGCGAACGTCATCAAGGTGTTTGCAAGCTCCGGCGACCATCCCTCCACTTCTTTAGACAATAGCCCGTCAGCCTGGACCACTGCGTTGGCGACTAATCGCTCGCTTGCGGTTTTGATCTCGGTCTCTGCCTGAGAAATGTAACCCTCAAGGCTCGCCTTAGCGTCCCTGAGCTGTTGCCAGGTCATTGATTGCCGCGACAGCCAGGCCGCGACCTCTGGATCAGAACTGTCGTAACCGTTCCAATCAATTTCTGACATCTGCTTGAGCTGTTGGTCAATCAGGGTCAGGTTAGCCCGCTGCTGAGCGGTTGCCTCGAACACAGCGGCCTGTTGCTGGATCTCGGTTGCCCGAGATTGCACGGCCCTACGTTCTTCGGCTAGCTCTTGCGTCTTGCGGGTGTAGTCCGCTTGCCTCAGAAAACTGTCTTTTAGCGCCTTGGGGACCTTGTATTTTTGGCCCTCATAATTGACTTCCTCTGTATCGTCCTCCAGTTGGCCCTCTTCGGGCTCCTCGGACTGATCAAGGTTTTCGCTGTCAACGCCGTCATCCTCGACTTCCGATTGGTCCAAGACAGCATCGTCTTCGACCTCGACCGGATTGGTCGTGTCTTCGTTTTCCAAGATAAGCTCCATCTAAGGGAAAGGCGCGTCTCTCGACGGGCCGGGTTACCGGACTACATGCCCGGAAGGTGTGAGGGCTTGGCCAGCGTAGCGATACGCTTGGTTTCGGCATCAAAGCCCTGGATACTAACCTTCTGCGCCTCTAGCGACTTGTCAGCCTTTAAGGCTTCAAGTTGCTGGTTTAGCGATTGGATAACTTGCTGCATCTGCTGCATCTGTTGCGCGGCTTGCTGAGCCTGCGGGTTTTCGGCTTGGTCGCCAGCCGCTGGCCCCATGGCATTTTTCAGCCGCTCTGCAATTTCCTCAGCACCTGGCCAATCCAGGTTTTTGACCAATAAATCGCCAATAAGCGGAGCCGCATCAGGATAGCTGCGGATCAATTCCATCATCTGCGTTGCCGCCTCTTGGCGCATTGAGGCAAAGCTTGGGCCTGCCGATACCGTCAGATCATAGCGACCAACTGTTAGATCATAGGTCCTTTGAATTTCTTGGACCTCGCCAGTTTCAGGGTCTTTTTGCCGCTCCATGACCGGCTGGTTAATCGGTTTCATGTCCGTATCGCCGTCTTTACCAACAATGCGCACGATGCGCGGCACCGAATAGACCTTTGGGATCAGGTCAACCAAAATCCGGCCCGCATGGCTGATCGCGTTACCGAGATTGTCAATGAAATGGAAGGTAGACGTATCCGCCTCCATCTGACGGGCAACAATGGCCTTCCCGCTGGTTTCGTTAGACCTGGCACCCAAGCTGGCGTCATAGATGCCCATGGTCGCCTTGATGTCGTCAGAGGCATTTAGGGCCTCTTGGATCATCCCAGCCGGAACACCAACAAACGGTTGCCTGGCAGGCTGTTCGGGACCGTCATATTCGATATAGGCATGGTTTTGCGTGTTGGCCGTTGCCCACTTAGCCGCGTCGGTTTCAAACGCTCCTTTTCGACCAATGAATGGCGTCTTCGGAGCCATGGCGACCATCTCGGTTGAGGTGGTCCGCCAATAATTGAACATCTGTTGAGAGTCTTTGGCCGACCGGATCAGGCTTCGGAAATAGCGCTTGCCCTCAAGCGTGATCTCGGAGCCGTAAACCGGCACAATCGGGATATAGACACCAGCCCAAGGGATGGTCTCAAGCACCTCGGCACCGGAAATCACATACTGCGTGACCTTGTGCGATGCCACCTCGCGCTCGGCCTTAGCCTCAATACCGTTAAGCGCCAGTTGGTCTTTTTGGTCCTCATAGGCCTTGAGGTCCATAACACTGCTGTCAGATAGCAGCACGATCTTGCGGCGCGACGGCTCTCGAACCCAGTACTCCGCAACCTGAACCGTGTCCCCTTCAGACCAGGGCGCACCGGCCCGTTTCCAAGCGTCAGAGCTGAAATCAATCTGCTCGGCTTTGGGGTATTGCTTCTTGAACTGCTTTTTCGTCATCACCTCAGTGACAAAACAGAAATTCCAGTCGCTGCTATCTAGGGTTTGGCTGTAGCAATCGGGCACAACCGATAATGTGTTAGCGATACGCTCAAGCACGATGTCCTGATCAAAGGTGTCATCGTTAGCGTACTTGGTGTTAATCTTGAAATAGCCAAAACCGCCAAAAACGCTGCTTTCAAACGCCGTCACATAGGCACCCATGGCCCCGGACGATTGTTCGATATTGCGAATGATGCCGTTGAACACCTCAGCAGTATCAGGATCAGAGCCGTCATCGACGGGATGAACCTGAATGCCGGGCTTGTTCTTGCGGGCGTCATTGACGACATTACGGCCCATTGGAGCCAGCTTATTAATGGTCAGGCAGGGCCGGGCCTCACGTTCCCGATCCTTGCGTATCTTTTCTGGCCATTGCTCCTCAAGCAGCGAAAAGGCGATATCATCCCGATAGGCCTTGAAATTTTCGTCGTGATGCTCAAGCGCCTTTTCGTAAAGCTCCAAGGCCTCGTCTATAAACCCTTCGTCCTTGCTACCAGATCGGGCGCGGGCTGCTTTACTCATGATAGCCACCCTCCCCCGCCATGATGCTGCATTGACGATTTACGCTTGATGATCGGCTCTTCATACGCCACGGCCATCAGGCCAAACGCATCCGCGCCATGGCTTGACCAATCGTGTTCCGGGCCAAGA